ACCCGGGCCGGAAAGGGCAACGGGCGACCTAAAGTGGAGGGGTGGTCTTGTGCAGGTAAGCGAAAAGGGTGGCGAGATTATAGACTTGCCACACGGTACAAGGATTTATCCGCATGATGAAAGCGTGCGAATGGCAAAGGGTGCAGGCGGTACAGTCTTAAATATTCCGAAACTTGCTGACCAAATTATCATAAGAGAAGATGCCGACATAGACAGAATTGGCGACGCTATAGCAAAGAAGATTATGGCATCTAAAAGTAATAGAGGAGGTATGAGTTTTAGTGCAAATATGGCTTAAGGGTGGCGCACCAATGCGCTTCCCCGTACTTCCTAGTGAGTATAAAGTCCAAGGAGGGCGTGGAATGGAAACAGTAAACATAAAGGCCGTTGGCGAGACGGACTTGGGAGGAATGAGGGGGCTGAGAACGGTCTCCTTTTCTTCTTTTTTTCCGAAACATTATGATGCATCCTATTGCGAATTTAGGGGCATTAAAAATCCACAACGATATGTCAAACAGATAGAACAAATGATGAACGGCGGTATCATCAAGCTTATCATAACCGGAACGGCTATAAACTTCCCTTGCCGAATATCTTCATTCGAGTGGGGAGAAGACGACGGAACGGGCGATATAAGGTTTTCGATAACTTTAAAAGAACATAGAAAAATCGCTATATCTCAGTCAAGTGTAGTAGCTGAGAGCCAAGCGACTGCGCAGACAGCAAGCGAAGATACAAGCGCAAAGGACACGGCAAAAAGAGAAGATACAAGAGAAAAGCCGAAAACTTACACTGTCAAGCGTGGCGACTCTTTAAGTTCAATCGCAAGAAAGTTGACGGGTTCGTCAGACTGGCACGCTTTGTATGAGCAAAACAAGGGCGTTATCGGAAGCAATCCGAACTTGATAAAAGACGGCACTGTCCTAACAATTCCGTGAGGTGACTTATGAAAATAAAGCTTATAAAAGATACTGGCGTTATTTATGACATATCAGGAGCGTGCGCAAGGATAATTTGGAAAGGCTCTGCAAGCGAAGCATCAAGAAGCGTAGATTTTGACTATATTAATGCACCTTACGACAAAACTGTAAATTTGCCAACCATCGCAACAGGCGACTACATATCGCTTGAAGATACGAAAGAGGGCGAAATCTTTTTCGGGCAGATTTTCGGAGTGGAAAAGTCAAGCCAAACGGGAACTATTACCTTTACGACTTATGACATGATGAAGCACTTGCTTGAGTCGACAGGGCAGTATAACTTTAAAAACCTTACAGCCGAGGCGATTGCCTCACAAGTGTGTGCAGATATACAAGTGCCTATAAGGCATTTGCATCCCACTGGCGTAAATATAGCAAGTATGATATGCGACAAAATGAAGATGTATGACATTGTGATGGCTGCATACACAAAAGCACATAAAATCACGGGCGATAAATATTTCGCTATGATATATAAGCGTGGACTTGGTGTATACAAGACAGAATGGGTAGTAAAAGGCTTCACGCTTTCAGAAAATTCAAATATTTTTGCGAGTAGTATCACGGAAAGTATGGACGAGATAAAAAATAAAGTATTGATTTTTGACGATAAGGGCAAGCAGATAGGCGAAGTAAAAGATGACGGAAGCATAAAGAAGTTCGGTGTCTTTCAGGAGATTTACACACAGGAAGAGGGCATAGATGCCACAACCGGAGCGAAAAACCTTTTGAAAATCAAGCCGACGCAGACAATAAAGATATCGGCTATAGGCGATATAAATTGCTTGTCTTGCTACTTTGTGGAGGTGAAAGACACAGCCACAGGCTTATCTGGCAAATATTGGATAGCTTCAGATAGTCATACTTTTGAGAATGGCACGCATAAAATGGAACTTGAACTTAAGTTTGACAGCTTGATGGATACAAAGGACATCAAAGAAGAGACTGAGAAGAAAGAAGAAGAGAAAGAGTCTAAAAAGGGAAGCAAAGGCAAGGCTAAGAAGTCGGGCGACACACCTGCTAAGAAGAAGACTAAGCAACAAGAATTACTTGAAAGCGTAAAGAACAGAGTCAAAGAGCAACAGGCCCCTGCAGTGTCAAAGCCTACAAGATCTGAACGAAAGAAATATACAGGAATGATGGAGTAATTATGAGTTGGACAGACGCATTTATAAATACAGATATGGGCGATTTATCGGACGGTATACAAGTGGCTGAAATGGTGAGCGCTAACTCGTGCAAGATAGGTGACTTGATACTGACGGCTGATGACTTGCTTTTTAATGAGAATTTGACGGTAAAGCTTGCAAGTAAGGTATCGGGGCAGTGCCCTGAGGTGGGAGCGTTGCAAGATACAAGCACATATATAAATCCCTTACAGGCAGGCGACAAGGTGGCAGTATACAAGGTAAAGGGAAGCGATCCGAATGACTACACATCAACCTTATATCTTGTCTTAGGAAAGCTGGTGAAATTATGAGCATACTACCAAGTTTTTTGCAGGAATTAAGTGACACAAAGACGATAAAGGAAGAAGATGGCCAAGTCGTCAAAGTACCAAGGGAGTACGGCATAGATTTCACTACTGGACAGCTCACGGGCAAAATAGTTGAAGGTCTTGAAGCTATAAAGGTATGGATTTGGCTATGCTTGCATACAGAAAGATTTAGACATGCGATATATTCTGCGGATTATGGCACGAGTTTAGAACAATACATCGGTCATGTGCTTAGCGAGGAGTACATAAATACAGATTGCGAGAGTGAAATAACTGATGCGTTGCTGATAAATGAATATATCGAAAGCATTGAAGAATTTGAAGCTGTCAGAAACTCCGACAGCTTGAATATATCTTTTAGAGTAGTGACAAAATTCGGAAGTCTGGAGGTGGACGAGGTTGTACGAAGATAAAAATTATAAAAGTATCCTTGCCGATATGAAAAAGTATATTGGCGACGAGATAGTCAAGTCAGAGGGTAGCTTGGTACATAACGCCTTGTCTGCCTTGGCTTATGAGATTGAAAAGCTGTACATACAAATGGACTTTATAATTGAACAAAGCCACGCAGGTACGGCAGATATAGAGCATTTAGAAATGATAGCGCTTGATAGGGCGATAGTCAGAAAAGAAGCGACTAATGCGTATGTAAAAGCTGAATTTAACACAGCTATTCCGATAGGCTCAAGATTTAGCCTTAAAGGTTACAATTATAAGGCTGTGGAAATCATAAATGACGGACTACATCACTATAAGATGATGATAGAAGAGACGGGAGCAGGAGCAAATACCCTTAAAGGCGACTTGATACCGATTGATTTTATTGACGGCTTAGAGTCGGCAAAGGTTACAGAGCTACTTGTAGCAGGTGACGAAGAAGAGGACAGGGACTCTTTATATAAGCGATATATACAAAGTTTCACATCTCAAAGCTTTGCTGGAAATATCTCAGCCTATAAAGAAAAAATAAATTCTTTTTCTGGAATAGGTGGTTGTAAAGTGTATCCTGTGTGGAATGGTCCAGGTACAGTTAAAGTAGTTGTTATATCATCAGATAATACTGTTGTTACAGAACACTTATTAAAACAATTAAGAGAGTCTGCAAATCCACCAAATGGTTATGGTTGGACTCCAATCGGACATGATTTAACAATAGAATCTGTTGTGGCAGTTAGTCTTTATGTTGAAACTTCTATAACTTTTGCAAATGGTTATAACTTGAAAAATAGTGAAACTAGGATAATAGAAAAAATAACAGAATATTTAAAAGATATTGCAAAAGTGTGGAAAAATGGAGATGAACATGCTACTCAAACTGTGTATATATCAAGACTTGAAGCACATATGCTTGAAGTTGAAGGTGTTGAAGATGTATCTAATACTAAAATAAATAAAACACCATCAAACCTTATACTTGAAAGCAATCAAATACCAGTGATTGGAGGAGTTGTAATTAAATGATTGATGTAGATATAAAAAACTATTTACCTTATCATATAGCAAATATAGATGAGTTTCAAAAACTTGCAAAAGTTTATGATAAGTTTTTGAAACTTATTTGGGCTAGGCTTGATGTTGAAGAACAAAATAGATACCTTACAACTATGGATAAATCAGAATGCGAATGCTGGGAAAAAATATTAAATATTGAAGTAAGTAGTTTGGACAGTTTAGCAGATAGAAGAAACAGGATTAAAGGGTTTTGCATTTCAGATTTACCTTATACAGAAAAGAAATTAAGAGAAACTCTAAACACAATGTGTGGTAAAGATAATTATAACTTAGTTATAGACCATACAAAATATACTTTGAAATGTGGATTAAAACTTGTATCAATACAGATGTTGAGTATTGTAACAGGGGTAATTCGTAAAATGATTCCAGCAAATATGAGCATTTATGTATATGCAGAATATAATAGGTGGAAAAGATTTAAGCCTTTGAAATGGAAAGATTTAAAAACTGAAAAATGGAAATCAGTGAGAAGTAATAAAAAATGGCAGGAGGAGTAGATGACAGAAACAGACAATTTTAAGTTTAAGAAACCTAATAGAGATGATTTTGTTAATATAGATGATATAAATGAAAATATGGATATGATAGATGCAATCGTAACAGAGTTCCAGGGCTCAAATAGTAAGAGAATGTGGAATATAGAACTTTTGACTGGTGTAGGTAAAGACGGTGCTGTGGCACATAATAATATTTTTAGAGGAAAAAAATTAGGCGATAGAATAACAGAAAAGCAATATGAGGTCATAAAGAATGGTACTTTTAAGGATTTATATATTGGTGATTACTGGGTAATAAATGGGATTAAGTATATAATTGTTGATTTTGATTATTTAAATGTCAATAAGCATCACATGATACTAATGGGTAGCAAAGTGTATAATAATTTATATATTAAAGATAATTTCGGACTTATGCCCGTAAACCAAATAAGATTTAGCAAAACATTACCAGCTAGACAACTATCAAATTTATTATTAGACAACTTAAAAAAATATGATGAATATATAATTAA